TGGTAGGTCATGGCTCTATCAAGACCGAAAAGAACAGACCGAAGAGGCGCCAACAGAAATGCGGGCGGCGGTGGTGGTGGAAATACAAACCCCTATAAAGATTGGGTTTCTTTGCCATTAGACCCAACTGATGGCTGGTCCATAACCAGCGGCGACATGGCTACGGCCATTGGTGCGACCATTACAAAAGTGGGCGACGAGCTACACTTCAAAGCGCCAACGGCAGTTGGGATGCGTATCCAAGGCGCACAGATGCGCGGTATGTTTATGGCTCGTTCTGTACACCTAAAACCTTGGGAAGAAACCGGAACACCCATGCCGGACGGCCAGGTTGCGAACCAGTGTCAATTTGAGCAATTTCAACTAAAAATCGAGGTAGAATTTGCGACATCAAACGGCGGGCCTATTTCTGGCGGTACGGTGGCTGGCGCAGATGGAACCTACTTGACCTGCTTGGTGGGTCTTGCTGGGTACACGACAGACCAATCTGGAAGCCCTAATGCAACTGGCTATTTGTGGTCAGCAGCTCAGGTTCAAAAAGCAGCTGGCGGTGACCCGGCTTCGTCGACCAACATCAACCTCTACAAATCTGGCTATAAGTCATATTTCACGAATAGCGGAATCAGCGGTAACTATACGTGGAAGAACATGCAGAGCCCTCCATCGGGTGCTCATAACGCTATTGTTTATGTGACCTCGCCAATGCGAAAAGGGCCTTCAACAGATCCGATAAACATTCAGGCTGGAAGCTACGCAAACAACGTCCCGTTTCTGCCGATGGCTACCTTGGGTCATCAACTTCACGACAACGCCACCAAGTTTTCCAATCAGTCGATTCAGAAATTTTGGCACATCGCTCTCTGGTTTGGGACGCATACTAACACTGGAGGCAGTGGAGAAATCAGGATCAAGAAGATTCGGTATATCCTTCAGCCTATCACCGGACGGGCCGATTTATCATGACTGTTATTCTTATTGACTGTAGTAGCACTAATGGCGCTCAAGACGTTGTTGAAGCCGTTGAATCTGGCTCGCTTTGGGGTGTCAGTATGGGCACCACTTCAAAGGTGTCTTCATATTCACATTACGCCTTGATCGAATGCACAAACACGCGCAACCTGGCATTGATGGATAACTGCCCAGAAGACGGATCGTTTACTATCGAGTACAGCATGAATGAACCTGATTCATTTGGTGAGTCTGGGCCGACTTGTAAGACTTGGTTTCTACGCGGCAAGCTGTGATAAGGTAGGGTTGAACTATGGAATCAAGAGTCCGAATCTTAGAGACAGAGGTTGCGGTTTTGGGTCAGCGTCAAACCACCAGCGAAGCGGCTGTCGCAGAAAACGCGGCTAACGTTTCAAAGGTTGGCGAAAAGATTGATACCATACACGGCAGGATCACAAACATCGACAGGCGTCTAACCTGGATGCAAGGTCAGCTTTTGGCCGGGTTCGCTTTGTTGCAGCTCTTGTCTGATTACCTGTCGGGCTGATGGCTGAAGGGAACCCACTGGCCAACGTTCCGCCCTGGGTCTATCTGGTGGTTTTGCTTGGCGGTGGTGGCACCCTGGGCGGCCTTCAGATGGGCGGCGGGTCAGCGCCAGTGGTAGCACAGCCTCAACCGCTTGAGACTTGCCAGGACGCAGAACAACGGGCGGTCGATGCGTTAGCAGCTTGGCGCGGAATGATCACCAGTTATAGCTTGATACTTGAACAACTGAACGAATGCCACGACGGCAGCGAGGGATAAAATGGGACTAAAGAATAAAATCAACAGGGGCGAAATCTTACACCAGGCGATTGTCATGGCCGAAGGTCTGTTTCCGAATCCTGGATCGGGCAAGGAGAAGCGCAAATGGGTTGTCACATTTATCAATGAGCACGTGAACCTTCCGATTCTAAACGAGCGCCAAGAGGCCAAGGTAATCGGGTTTGCGGTGGATATTATTTGTGACTTGATTTTCAAAGGCAAGGTCTAAAATGCTGCCGCCACTATTGGCAGACCTGGAACGTCAAGGGCATAAAGCATTTGACGGCGGCCATGCCTACAACCTCAATATTTTGGGCATTAGAAGTAACAACCGCGATCAGAATCAAGACGCCTTTGACGACTGGATCACCTGCACGTATCGAGAAGAGAAGAACGGGCGGTGGGTAACCAAGTGGTGGCAGGCCACGACAGACCCAGGCAAACAGGCGCTGTTGCATCCTGAGATGTACAACTCCAAAGGCACGTTGATTATGGCACCTGGTCAGTACCGTGCCGCGTATGTTTTGGGCTTGCACTCAAACAAATACGAAGCACTCGTGCAGCGTGGCCCGAATCCAATAAACATTTACCGTGACAACAATCTGGACACAGTGCTTGACCTGAATCCTGACACATTTGAAAGCGGATTTTTTGGCGCCAATATACACAAAGCCGGGACGGACTCAGAGCGCATTTCTGGTATCACTTCAGGCGGTAGAAAGTGGACCTGGAGCGCAGGTTGTCAAGTCTTCAAACGCGAGCAGGACTTCAACGAGCTGATTGATTTGTGTCACCTTCAGATTGAACACCATCCTGGATGGGCTAAGACGTTTACCTATACTTTAATTAATGAGGCGGATTTATGGACTTGAAACAGAAACTTAGTGAACTGAAGAAATCAACGAAGATCGCGATGGTCGGATCGGTCGTCGTGGTCGCTGGCAGTTGGGGATCTTGCCAGCTTGATCTTGGTGAAGCCTTGGAAGCTGCACCCGAGGAAACAGCGCCAGAGGCTCCCGCTGAAAACAAGGACAAACCTGAAGCGCCAGCAGCAGAAGAAAAAGCACAGCCAAGCGTTGAAGAGGTGGAGGGAATCTGAGCCTGAGACTTTGCCGCGTGGCTGAACTCTTCTGCGTTCAAGGTTGTGTCCCTCCCAACTCGCCGCGCGGCACCTCAGCCGTGTTATCTTAGAGGCTGACAAAACAAAGGAGTCAAAATGTCCTACAGCAAAATCATTCTCATTGGTAACCTCGGCGCTGATCCAGAATCCAAGCAAACACGCGACGGTTCAACGATGGCAAAGCTACGGGTTGCCACCAAGGCACCCAAGAAAGACGGCGAGACAAGCTGGTGGTCTGTTGCGGCTTTTCGGTTCAATGCTGACTTTGCGCTCAAGTATCTATCTAAGGGCGATCATGTGCTCGTGGAAGGCCAGGTCAGCATTAGGAAGTACACAGACAAGGAAGGCAACCCGCGCCAAGCTGTGGACGTTGTAGCCGATAGAATCCAAAGCGTTGGCGCCAGACAAGAAAAGCCAGCAATCAACGGGCGATCAAATGAGTCTGAAGAAATCCCGTTTTAGAACTGAGCCTTTGCAGCCTAAGCGGTGGCAGGACGATCAGCGGTTTGTGCGGTGGCTCATTTCTAAGCAATACGCACAGATGGCTGAGAAGCGCGGTGGCCTTGAGGTCCAGACTTATCTGACCTTGGGCACCATGCTGTACTTGTACGAGGCTTGGGCGGCGGGCGTTGAATACGGGAAAACCCACCCGGCGAACTAAAACCGGATGGGCCCCTTCCGCAAGGCTCCCCAGCCTTGTCTCAGATTTAGCCTATCACTTCTTTGATAGGATTGACGACGCGGTAACAGTGATCAGCTCGCAGCCTTTCACCTCTTGACCTTCTTTCAAAGCCTTCTTGATCGCGACGGTGTCGATTGAAGTAGTGATCTTTTCTTTGTGCCACTTAAGATCGACGGCCTCCTTGTCTGGGATTTGGAGCGTCTGAGTTTTGCGCAGATGCGCAGTGCCCCAAGCACCTTCGATCCGTGGCTTTTTGCCGGTGGCTTCTTTCGCCTCAAGCAGATTCTGCAATAGTGCCATGATGCGCATTTCTTGGCGGTTCCATTTTGCTTTCTGAACCTTGGCAATCTCAGCCATTTCTTTTGCTTCAGCTTGCAACGATCTGGTGCGCTGCCGAGCATAAAAGAGGGCGGTCGCCTTATCCTCCACATCGCCAAGGATAACACCAAGTTGGGCTTCTGCGTCTTCACTGACTTCCCCCTCCGCGTCTTCTATTCCGTCAAGCCATGCAAAGGCGGCCTGTTGAATATCATAGGTTGATTGTTTAGACATTTTGACTCCTGTTTTTTGGTACATTTAAGTGTACCATAATGATTCTAAGCATTTAGACACTTCCGCCGATTGTGACCAGGTTGACCACAGGCGCCGCATTTTCTCTGACTCTTTTTGTTTTCCGGACTCATCAACACAACCTTGGCCTCTGCAACTGCGCTGTGTTTGAATTCGTTTAGCAGCGCGTTCCAATCCCAATGATCTGGGGGATCGGCATCGTCCGATGTGATCACAAATCCGGTGATTGTCACTTCATAGCATTTCATTTTGACTCCCTTGTGTGAAAGAACCCTACTAGGCGCGGCTCATTTTCCATGAGCAAACGCGCATAAAACGCGGTGTGATTGTTGTTCAGCTTGTACGGCTTGCCTGTAGTCTTTACCTTCCGATTGTATCTGAGGACCTCAAAGAGCCCTTTGATTGAGTGGTGCCTGTGACCGGCGTCCAGTAGCTCCAGGGCCAGCCGTCGCAATTCCAGCAGCACATTAGGGTTGTTCCGATGGAAGACCCAGCATGTGGCATCCTGGGCCCTTTCCAGGGCTGCCAGGTTTCGGGTCTGCTCGTATTCGGTCAAGCCCAGATCAACCGGGTCGGGAATATCAAAGTGGATTGTTGGATCGTCGAATTCCATTAGAATATCTCCCCGGACAACTCAGCCAACAGGCTGTCGCGTTCGCTGCTTGTCATTTCTGCCGGACTCTTTACAAAGCCCAGGCCAGCGGCTTCCAGCTTGATAGCCTCAAGGTCTTCCTGGCCGGCTTTGGGTGTGACGTACTTCATAGCCTCAGCAATGAACGCCTTCCATTCTTTACCCCAGCTTGGATGCATTGGTGGCGCTGCCTTCTGAAATCCACCGCCGCGTTCTGGCGCTGGTCTCGGCGATGGCTTTGGCGATGGCCTTGGCGCTGACGGCTTGGAACTGTAGCTATTTTGTGCCGCGTTTCCGTCGTCATCGACTGCCGGCAATGCGCACGCAGATTGGGCACAGTACCGCCGCAGATACGAGATGGCACTACCTACCGCTTGAGGACCGGAACCACGGCCCAGCGGACTCCCAGCCTGCGACGATAGCCAGCCACCGCCACTATGACAAAGCGTTGTGGTCATCGTTACCGTTCCGTCTTCAAATCCTGGCAGTTGCACTAAGGCGATCCCGTTGGCATTCAGCGCAGGCATGATGGCCTCAAGGACTGACGCCAGATCAGCGAAGGTGCTTTTGAAGTGTGGATTCTTAGCGCTCTTTTTTGCGGCTACCATTTCACCCTGTGCTTTCGCCAGTGCTCCGAATAGTGCCGCGACATCGCCGCCCATTTTTACGTTATCCATTGTTGACTCCTTTCAATTGTAGATCCAGCTCTGCCAGCCCAAGACGAAGCGCTCGCCTCATTGTGGCCGATCTGGTGATTGTGCTGCCGAAATCGGACAGGCTTGTTTTTTGTAGTTGAGCTGTGATCCGTTCAGCTTGATTGATTAGGTCAGGTGGTAGCCTGATTCCTATGATTTGATTTGACATTATGACTCCTTTGGGCTTTCGCCCGGTGATTGATATTTCACGTTTTTCTGAATGGTGAGCGGGTATCCAATGCCGTCACGCGTGGACCGCCAATTGGATCTGACAACTGTCTTGTCTTCACAGTGCCAGCCAGCGGACTCCAAAGCCAATACGGCCTTGTCGTATTCGTCAGCGTCCAGCCACAGCGCAACAGTCAAAACACCGGCGTTGATGGCGACCAAAGCACCGCGCCAGATTTCACCCTTGGCAAGATTGAACGGGTGAATGTGCGCGACGTCGTGACGCTTTAGCATTTTCCAGTCGTCCATTACAGACCTCCCGGCATTGACATGAAAACCCAAATGATGGCGCCGAGGCCACCGACGAAGCTGATGATATCTAACATTTTTGACTCCTTGTTCTTGCAAAGTAACGCGCGTTTTACGTTGGTGCTACGGTGTAATTTGTCCATTGTCTCGACTCCTTTGGGCTCTCGCCCTGATGCCCCGAAGGGCGGTGGGTTGATTAGATCTCGCAAGAATCGAGACGACCACGATAGATTGAGCCGTCTTGATCTTTCACAATGCACCAATCAACAGGAACACCGTTAAAAGTTCCTTGTTGTTTGACTATGCTTACAACCTTGCGGCAATCATCTAAAGATAAGAATCCTTTCAATTCTGACAAATACCCAGGACCTTGAAATGAGATGAAAAACGGAGTGTTTTGCGTTGCTCGAATAGATAAAGAGCGAATAGTTTGATTGATTGACATTTTGACTCCTTGGGCTTTCGCCCTGGTGCCCCTTTCGGGGCGGTGAGTGGTTTAGATTGACCAAGCTGCCTGCTGATAAGCTTTGTCTGCACGAACAATTTCTAAGTCTGTTCCAGAATCGCCCCAGCCAGCCACAAGCGCGGTCGATTGTATAGCGTCAATCATTGCTTTGGCGTGGTTCATCTCCCAGCCGGGAACCTCACAGCTTTGATATTCGAGGCTTGCGATAAGCTTCATCACCTCAACGGGATTCACTGGGCTGTGGAAGTATTCGATGATCAAAGCCACGCTGACTTGATGGGATTGGATGCGATCCTGATAACGATAGGCAACGCTTGCGGCGTTTGCTTCAGTCAATAACTGAGCGATAAATTGGGCTTGGTTGATGGATGCTGCGCCGTAAGTAGCGACGGCGGCGATGTGTTCTTGTGAGCATTGAAAAGCGGACATTTGATTGACTCCTTGGGCTTTCGCCCTGTTGCCCCTTGCGGGGCGGTGGGTGTTTAGATTTTGACGGTTGAGAAAAAAGCAGCGCCGCCCATGGTTCCGGGCTCAAGCTCAAAGGAGCATGCATGAACATGGCCGTGAGCAACAAAGCGGAAAGCGTTAGGAGTAAATCCGGCTGCCTTGATCTCGGTAAGGGCCTTTGCCTCAGCGGCCTTTTCGGCCAAAGTCGTGGGGGTTTTCGGTGGTGAGAATGGCATGGTGTTGACTCCTTGGGCTCTCGCCCTTGTTTGTATATCTATCATATAACAGGTGTTGCACACTTGTAAACAAAGAAAACCAATTACATTGAAAAAAACAGGAGTCATCATGCTTTGGACCTGCACAATTCCCCTTGAACCAATGGGTAAACAAAGGCCCAGACTCGCCAAGGCGGGCAAGTTCGCGAGGGCGTACACACCGCCCAAAACGGCCCAGTGGGAGCGTGACGCGGCGATAGTGCTGCGGGCTCATTGGAGACGTCCACCGATGGAAGGGCCTTGTATGGTTCGCGTCGTGGCGTATAGAAAGCGCACCGTCTATATGAGCGCCAAGGTCAGACAGCATTTGACGATATGCGCCAGTAAGCCAGACGTTGACAACATCGTCAAGATAGTGCTGGACAGCCTGGTGAAGGCCCGTGTACTGGCTGATGACAACCTGGTGGTGGAGCTGGTAGCCCTGAAGCGATGGGCAGAACCTGGTCAGCCTGGACGGGTTGAGGTTGAAGTGTGCGCGGTGGTGGATTCGTGATACTGTGATCAAGCTTTCTGAAGCTGTCCTTGGTTTGGATAAGTCGGCGGGGTTGCTCCCGCTGACGCTTCAGATGCAAACAAACCAACGATAGGAAACACAATGAAAGATAAGATAAGCCCTTGGTGCCCAATTGATGTGGCGTGGTGGCCAGCTATCGCTGACGCACTACTGCACCCCTGGCCTGACGAGGCCGTCAAGATGGACCTTAGATGGTGGGCAGACCAAGAAGCAGTCGGTAGAGTAAAGCGCCCAGGACGGCCAGCCTTGGCGGCTCGATGGGGATGGCCTGACAGGCAAGCACGCAACGCGATGAGGGACGCGCCAGAACGTCAAGCGTCCAGCCAGCGTCCAGCCACTGTCCAGCGAGCGTCCAGCCAGCGTCCAGAAAACGACACGCAAACCCTTGATATCATTAGGGCAGGTGTCCAGCCTGTGTCCAGCCAGCGTCCAGGTACTGTCCAGCCAGCGTCCCCACGCGCGGAATTACACACTACAAACAACACACTACAAACAACAGATAACAAAACACTAACGTCGGACAAGCCGCCGCCAGTAGAACGGCCAAAGCCCGTTCGTGGTGTGTTCAATGAGATTGTAAGATTACGATTGGAAGCTTGGCCCGGTGCACGGGAACTGACGCTGACGAAGGCAAGGGCTCAGATATTGAAAGCCCGAATCACAGAGCACAGCGGTGAAGACGTTATCGCGGTGGTCAAGTGGTGGCTGGAGTCTACGCACCCAAGGGCGGGCTATCTGCGGGAGAATGGGCACGGCATTGATACACTGTTGAGAGCATCTAACTTTGCGAAATACTTAGAGTTTTCACAAGAACAGCCCAGGAAACCCAAGCCCAAGGCTACAGCTTTCAGCGTGCCACCGCCAGCTCCACGCCAAACAAACGAACCGCCAGCCCTGAGCCTGTACACCGAACGACAGATAGCAGCGGTCAAGGCAGACCTGGAGGACTTACAGGAGACTTGTAAGCCTGAAACCTGGGACAGAATGGTTAGGACTGCGTTGGCTCAAAGCTATGGTAGAGCATGAACCACCGCGCCGAATATGCTACAAATGAAGTGAGGGACTTATGAAACAAGAGAAATCAGCGGCGGAATGGGTGCCGATTGGGGCACTGACTCCATGGCGAGACAACCCACGACAGAACGATCAGGCAGTCAACGCGGTGGCAGATAGCATCAAGCGCTTTGGATTTGCGTCACCGATCATAGCTCGAATGGATGGCGAGGTCATCGCAGGGCATACACGGCTCAAGGCTGCCCAGGCTCTTGGGCTTGACCGCGTGCCGGTGCGCTACATGGACTTGGATCCGGCAGATGCCAAGCTGTTGGCACTGGCTGACAACAAGGTCGGGGAAATCGCAGACTGGGACGACGACAGGTTGAGCGATATCCTGAACGAATTGAAGGCTGACGGTGTTGACCTGGATGGTCTGGGCTGGTCTCAAGAAGAGCTGAAGGCAATCATAAGCCCTGAAGAGTATCAGGCGACAGAGGGTGGTGAGTTAGACCTGGAGGACTTTGATGACTTTGACCACGAATGCCCACGCTGTAATTTCTCCTGGTCCGATACATGATTCCTGAACCTATCACAGGGCTGTGGAATCTGGCTGATGCATATATGCCTAAGGATGCTGGTTCAGTCTTCAGCTGCTTTGCCTGTGCTGGTGGCTCAACCATGGGCTACAAGCTGGCAGGCTTTGACGTTATCGGATGCAACGAAATAGACCCGAAGGTCGCGGCTGTATACATAAAAAACCATAAGCCGAAGCACAAATTCATTTGCTCCATTCGGGATATGCTGGACAAAGACCTGCCCGAAGAGCTTTACAACCTGGACATCTTAGATGGATCGCCGCCTTGCACCTCGTTTTCTACGGCTGGGGTGAGGGATAGAGACTGGGGAAAAGAAAAGAAGTTCAGCGAGGGCCAGGCCCTTCAGCGGTTAGACGATCTGTTCTTTGAGTTCATCGCCCTGGCGGCTAAGCTACAGCCCAAGATCGTCATCGCTGAGAATGTGATGGGCATGGTCAAGGGTAAGGCGCGTGGATACGTCAAGGAGGTCATCCAGGCTTACAAGGAGGCAGGCTACACCACCCAGCTATTCAGATTGAACGCGGCGCAGATGGGCGTCCCACAGGCCAGACAGCGGGTGTTCTTTGTGTCGCGCAGGGATGACCTGGAGTTGAACCCTATCCAGCTGAGGTTCAACGAAAAGCCGATTACTTTTGGCCAAGCGTGTTTATCGCTACCACCTTGCAATGAGAAAAAAACTAGTTTGACCCCATGGGCTTACAAGCTTTGGTCAAGCATCAAGCAGGGCCAACAATTTAGCAAAGTCCATCCGAACGGATCTATGTGGAACCATGTGAGAATAGCATCAAATACCCCGTGTCCCACCTTGCCGGCTTGTGAGGTAATGTACCACCCGACCGAACCAAGGCGATTGACGACTAGCGAATGGCTTGCATGTTCTAGCTTTCCGATGGATATGGCCTGGCCTGCTGGACCAGCCTCAAAAGCCAAATGGTTCATGGGTATGAGCGTGCCACCTTTTATGGTTCAACGCATCGCCTTGGAGGTCCGTAAGCAATGGCTAAACTAAACGATGAAACCAAAGCGCGACTGGTCGAGGGCATCAAGCTGGGGATGACCAATAAGCTGGCTGCACAGTATGCCGGGATCGCTATCTCAACGTTCTATCTATGGCGCGAAAAGGCCAACGCTGGGGAGCCCGCATACATGGACCTTATGGACTCCCTAAAAAGGGCTGAGGCACAGAGCGCGGCGCATAGTCTTGCGGTCATCAAGAAGGCGGCCCAGGATGGCACCTGGACGGCTGCGGCCTGGATGCTGGAGCGGCGGCACAACTTCAGGCGTGACCCGGTTGTGGAGGTCGAGGCAGTGGACACCACCGAGCTGGTGGACCCCAACACGGCAGAAGGCAGGGCGGCGATCATTGCCCACGTTGCCGAGCTACCCGATGACATCATTCTGGCGGCACTGAATCGAGGCGCGGCAGAACCGTGACCCTGTTCGGCTTCTGCCTGGAGTTGGAAGACGGCACCCTGATTGAGGGCGCTGGCTGGGGCTCAAATGTGGACGAAGCATTCTTGTATCTGGACGTCCCGATCTGCTGGGAAGCCTTAGAGAATGGGCAGTATGAGTTTGAGTATTGCGCGTTGGCTGAGTGGTTCGGACCTCATATCGTCTACTGGATGCCGGTGGCACATGATTGATGTGTCACGCTTCAAGGCTGCCAGCGCTGCGATCAAGGCCAACGGGCTCGCATTATATGAGACAGCCGCACCAGGCCAAGGCGGCATGAGCCCAGCGCAACGGGCCTTTCATGCGTCAACGCATCCACGCAGGTTGCTCATTGGTGGCAATCAAATTGGCAAGTCGCGGTCGCTATGTGCGGAGGCTTTCTGGCACGCTGGCGTAAGACCTCACCCGTTCCGCGAAACGCCCACCGCGCCGAATCTGGGCTGGGTAATGACGGCAGACCTGAAAGGAGGTTGGGCAAACTTCAGCGCCAAGATGCGCGAGATAGAACCACCCGGTTCCATAGCGAAGCGATGCTTTTATGATTCACACCGAGGCTACACCAGAGGCGGGTCTAAGGTCATCGAGTTGGCCAACGGGTCGCTTATAGTCGGCAAGTCAGGCAGCCAAGACGTTCTGGCTTTGAGCGGTGGAACGGTGTCTTGGGGCTTGATTGACGAGTTGCCAAAGCAATCACATTGGGGGGAGTTCAGGACGCGACTGGCAGCGCTTCAGGGCATGTTGGCCATGGGCTTCACGCCAATAGGAAGGCCCGCGGAATTCTTGCGCAACTGGACAGAGGGCGACAGCGATAACGGCACGCCACCGCAAGAAGACTGGGATCTTCAACGCGTCAAACTGTCGCATGAAAACTGCCCGCACCGCAGCCCTGAAAGCATCGAACAACAGATCGCATCATACGGTCCTTGGGAATATGCGCAACGGGTCGAGGGCGCTTGGGAAGGCATAACGACCGACGCTTGGATCGCGTTCAGTGAAGAGAATATCTTTGATGACCCACCGGAAAATATCGAGGCGGTGGGCTTGGGCTGGGACCACGGCGAAAAGCCTGGTGCGTCGGTCTGCTATCTGGTGGCCTGGGACGGCTCAAGGCTTTGGGTGCTGGACGAATACTGTAGCAAAGAACGCAACACGCCCAAGGTCGAGGCCAAAGAGATCAAGGCGATGGTAGAGCGGTGGGGGATCAACCTGCATCAGATAGACGAGGCCAGAGGAGACTCAAACAGCGCTGGCCGGATGGGTTTAGGCTTCAGCGTGAATCAACTATTGGAGCGATCCTTTGCTGATTTGCTGGGTCAAAGCCGCGCACCGTTTGACATTCAGGTGCCATGGAAGGGCGCAGGCAGTGTCAAGGCTCGCGCCAGGTTGCTGTCGCATTCATGTCTTGACGGGACGTTCAATGTATCAAGCCGATGCACAAAACTGATCAGCGCGTTACGGCACTGGAGAGGTGAAAGCGCCAGCGATTTCAAGCATCATTTCGATTCTGTGGGGTATATTGCTGAAGTATACCTGACTGAGAATCTACAGAACAGCGGCTATCTAATCATCTAAGGAGTGACCATGGCAGACAAGAAAGCACCAGCAAAGAAGCCAGCCAAGGCCAAGGCAGCGCCTAAGCAGCGCCCCGACGTTGTGATCGTCATCGGCGCCAAGGGTGAAGTCAAGCCACAGAAGGGCGTCCAGATTTGGAACCTGATAGGCGACGAGGTCACCGAGAAAGGCGACCGCCGCGCCGTGTCATCGCTCACCAGTCAAGACCTTTATGCACTTGGTTGGGTGAGGCGTAAATACTAATGCTGATCCCTCAAACGATACAACCCGCGCACCAGTCAGACCGGGATCGCTGGTCAGAACAGGCGCTACGCTACAGGCTTCTGACGGGCAAACACCGCGACGATGTGATCAAGGCCATTCAGGATCAGTTCAGCCTTGAGCTGGCGGCGGATATGGTTATCAGTCCAGACCTGAGCCGGAACCCGTACCGCTTGATCTATCAGCAACTCAATGTCGCATATAACGAGCCGCCAGAGGTTCACATCCAGGACGACCCTGACGCAGACCTGGCGTCGGTTGTGACGCCCAAGCTTTGGGCACAGCAGCAGCAGACGAGTCTGTGGGCGTTGAGCATGGGTGAAGCACTTGTCCGCATTGATTGGAAGCATTGGTCTGGCGCTACAGAGGCCAGCTATCGCGTGGTCCAGCCTGATCAGGTTGTAGTGTATGCAATGCCGGACGAGCCCGACCAGCCTGGATCGGTTGAGGAGTTGCGTTATCGCGGTGGCGTTTGGACTTGGGAGGTGTGGGACGTTCGCGATCCAGCCAATCCGATTTTCCGTATCGACGAAATCAACGAACAGAAAGAACGGGTTGATGCGACTGCCAAGTGGGCGCCAGAGCTTGCCGGTGACGGTGCCTACCCGTACCGCGCCACAGACGGATCGCCGATACTGCCTTGGGTGTTGTACCACCGCCAGGTCGGCTCCAGGCTGTGGAACTGGACGAACGGCATCGAGCTAACAGACGGCGCCCTGAAGCTGTGTAGCCTGTGGACGTTTTGGAATGATGGATACATCAATTGCGCGTATCCTCAACGCTATGCTTTAGACGTTGACACGCAGGCCGGTGTATCAAGAACGATAGCAGGAACGCCTGTTGACGTTGTGCCGGTAGACAGAAAGTCAATCCTGAAGTTCAGCAGTAAAGGACCGGGCGGTGGCAGCCTCGGAGCCTTCACCGCGTCCTTTGACCCAATGCAATCGGCAGAAGCCTTGCGCCTTTATGAGCAGGGCCTTGCGGTTTATGCAGGGCTGAATCCAAGCGACCTGCAAGTGACACAAGCCCAAAGCGGATACGCCATTGTTGTATCAAGAGAGGGACAACGCCGCGCCCAGAAGATGGTTGAACCGTCGTTCAGAATCGCAGATCAACAGCTACTTGCCACCGCTGCCAAGATGGCTAACTTCTACACCGGCTCAAAGCTGAGTGAAGACCCGCGCAAATATCGGATCAGATACCGCAGCATGAAACCGTCGATAGACGAAATGAAAGCAGAGGCCGATCTGATTCGGGCAGAGGTCGACTTGGGCGTGCTGTCGAAGCTGGAAGCCCTGCGCCGTCTGCACCCTGAGATTGAGAGCGACGAAGACGCCTTGGATCGCTTGCTCAGGGTCAATCAAATCGAGGCCGAGTTGGCAGGCATCGCCGCGCCAGATGTGACGGCGGACGATACAGCGCCAGCAGATGACGAGGCCGCGCCAGTGCTGCCAATGCTGCCAACGGGTGAGCCTGAGAACGTACAACTAACAGCGCTCAACGGCGCCCAGGTGCAAGCTGCACAGGGTATCGTTGAGGCTGTCGCTGGTGGTATGCTGCCGCGTCAGTCAGGCGTTCAGATGCTGGCGTCGTTCTTCAACATGCCACCAGAAACCGCTGAACAGATCATGGGATCAGTCGGCAAAACATTCACAGCATCGCCAACGGAGGGATCACCATGAACGATGAAACAACACCAGCACCCGCTAACAACGGGACACCCACTAACGGCGCCCCAGTGCGCCCACACCAGGACGAGCGCCTTGTGCCAAGCTTCAGGCTTGAGCAAGAGCTTAGCGCCAAGCGTGTGGCTGAAGAGGCGCAACAGGGATCAGCTCGCGAGATCTCAGAACTCCGCGCACAGCTCGAAAAGGCCAACGCCACAATCGCCAGT